TCAATTCGGCACTTCAAGTACAACGTTCTGCGGCTTACCCGAGGCCTTGGCCTTGCCTTCCTTTCCGCCATTGCACTCCACCGACACCGTCCACCCGGATGGGGTGAAGGTGTGATCGACCGACTCCACCAGGTATTCACCATCGAGCCCGCGCTTGAAGCCTTGCGCCTGGATCATGATTTCGGCAAACAGGTCGGTCCGGCCCGGTAGATCGAGACGCACCGAGGCAGTCGAACGATTAAACGCGGCCAAACGTGCCTTCGCGGCCTCGTCGGCCGCCGTCCGGTCCGGGTAGAGATGGCGGTCGGTGTGCACCGGCGGCAGGCCTTCCGGCACGTTGGGGTTGTCCAGGTGCGAGACCAATAGTTCGCCGCTGGCCGGGTCCTGGTACTGGGTGCTGACGCCCTGATGGGTGCTGCGATCGCTCAAGCGAAACTGCCAGCGGGTCACGTCACTACGCTGCAGGGTGATGACCGCCAAGGCCTTGCCACTCGCGCTCTGCCCACCCTGTCGCGGCAGGACCAGCAGTTTGCCGTCGGCCACCTTGGCGGTGCAGTCGTGCTTTTTGGCCAGCCGGGTGATGAAATTGAAGTCTGATTCATTCAATTGGTCCATGCGTGGTACCCGGGTGTCGACCGGGCACGATGGCTGCCAGCCATTGCGCGCTGCCACGTCACCGACAATCTGCGCCAGGCTGACGTCCTCCCAACTGCCGCTACGCGTGGTCTTGCCGCTGCCACGCATGTCGCTGGCCTTGCCGCTGATCACCAGCGTGTCCGGCGGGCCGGAAACCGTCACCTCGTCGACGGTGTAACGACCCATGCGCGTCAGGTCGGCGCCGGAATAGCCCAAGTAGATCTCGATACTGGCACCACGGGCAGGCAGCGACACCGCGCCGTCACGGTCATCAATGCGCAACTCGAACGAATCGGAGGCCATGCCGGGCCGATCGGATAGCTGCAGCGACACCAGTCGATCATTGATCAAGGTGGTGATGTCGGCACCGTCGGCGACGATACGGAAAAGTGGTTGCATGTCGACACCTCAGACAAGAAAAAGCCCGCACGCGGCGGGCTTGGTACGGGGATCAGTCCCACAGCGAAATCACACTGTCGGTCTCCACCACCAGCTCCGGCAGCGTGATCAGCAGGCCGGCCCGGAACGGCTGTGGTTCATCGGCCAGACCCTGATTGGCCGCTAGCACCGCCTCGACGCTGCGGTTCAGATGGCCGTAATAGTGGTGGCACAGGCTGTCGAGCAGATCCCCGTCAGCCGTTCTGCAGGTCATCGCCATACCGGACAAACTCCAATGAAAAGCCCTGCTTGCGCGGGATCGCCCCGGGCAGCAACGCGCTTTGTTCCTCGTCGATAGTGGTCAGGCACCAGTTGCCCAGCACCTCGCCATAACCCGTGGTGAGGTTCAGCGGCAGCAACTTGGCACCGATGCTGCGCAGCCTATCCAGCTGCTTCAGCCCACCTTTGAAGCTCGGGTAGATCGCGCCCTTGATGGTGATTTTCTCCTCACCCAGCCCCACCGCCTGTTGTGCCGGACGCCGGGTCAGGCGTTCCTGCGCGGCCCAGCGAAACGCCGTCTGCCGGCGCAGTTCGTCGAAGGCTGCGGTGTCCAGGTTGAAGTAGTACGGCCGCTCATTGGTCTTCAGCGGGTAGAGGATCAGCAGGTGCGGGAACGGCTTCACCGCATCGGGAATCGGTGTCATGTCGCTGGCAAACCATTCGGTGGGGAAGATGTTGCCTAATGTGGCATTGGCCTTGCCGGCGACCTTGTTGAACGCCGCGCCAAAGCGGCCGATCTGCTCAGTCAGGGCGGAAAAGTGCTCATCAAACTGGGCCAGGGCGCGCTGGGTCTGGTTGTAGTAGCTGGCCACCTTGCCGATCTTGGCCTGCGCCGAGTTGATCGCATCCTGCAGACGCCGGGTCTTGTCGCTCAGGTCCTCGCTGAGAAAGGGCAGACCTTCCAGTGCATCGGCCGCCCCGCTGATTTCATTGAGCGCGCCATTCATGGGCCCAGTCATTGACTCCAGGTCAGTGCGCCCGGCTTCACCGGCGTCGACCATGTACTTCAGCCCGCCCTGCAGGTGCTGCAGGTAGGTCTTTTCATCCGCCATCACACTTCCTCAGCCTACATGGGGCGCATCAAACAACTGACGGTCACGCGCCTCCCGGGCGAAGTCGTCAAACTGGCGCCGCAGGTACGGCATCATTTCCTGGACGAACTGGGCCGGGTCTTTCACATCGCCCTGCACCTGAAAAACCGGTGCCGGCGCGAAGGTAAATTGCTGATCAACCTTCGGCCATTCCGGTGTTTTGGCCGCCGTGGTCGTCATCAATGCCGCCGCCGTGACCGGTACGGTGGGAGCGCTGTCCATCGAGCGCACAACCGCGCCAACACCTTGGCCGGCGGCCATGGGTAAGATGCCGAGCGGTGCTTTAGGTACGACTGGTGTATCCGGCCCGCCAAACAAGGCCTTGCCCATGGTCGCGCCCACGTCACCACCGCCCCACGCGCCGAGCGCGCCACCGATCATTCCGCCAATTGCGGTTCCGAGCAGTGGGATGATCGAACCGATGGCCGCACCGGCCGCTGCACCTGCCAAGCCACCGGCCAGGCTACCCGCCGCCTCGCCGTAGCCTTCGGCCTTCTCATCGCGCGTGGTGGCGTTCTGGTAGGTGTCCAGCACTTGGATGCCGGCACCGACCACCGCAAGCGCCCCGCCCACTTTCATGCCACCGGACGGTCGATTGGCAGGGCCTTTTCTCCTTCGACCTGAATCGTAATCCAGCCCGTCGTCATCGCCGTCATTCGCGTTAGTCACGAACACCCGCTGCACGATGTTGGACCGGTCGCCGGCCGAACCGCGGGCGATGTTCACCAGCCCCCGGCCGATCTTCAGCGCAGCCCAAGCCTTGCCCAACACCAACGCACCGGCAGTCAGTGCCGCCAGGCCCAGCACCACCTTGGGCGTTTCCTCGGACAACGCGGTCAAGCCCCGTGCTGCCGTACCGATACCGGTGGCCAGCGCATCCGTTGCCGGCCGCAGGGCATCGCCGATCGCGCGCAGCGCATCGTTGAACGCCTGACCGGTTTCAGCCCAGCGTTGTGCTGACGACTCACGGCGCTCGCGCAGGTTTTTGTCGAGAATGTCCTTGCGCTGGCCGTTGGGGTCCGCGGCGTCTTTTTTCAGGTCCGCGTAGAGTTTCTTGTTCTGGGTGTACGCCATCAGCGCGGTTTTGACCTGCATGTCGGCAAACAGATCGCCGGTGCGCAGAGTGGCGGCCAGGGCATCGGCCATCGCTTGCGCCTTGGCTGGATCCGTCTCTTGGCTGATCTGGGTCAGGCCCTGCTCCAGCTGCTTGGCCTTTTTCGGGTCGGTCTTTTCCACATAGCGGCGGGCCAGTTCGAAACTGGCTTCGAAGGTCGACAAGCCCTTGGCAATGGCGGCGTTCATCGAGCCCTGATAATCGATCCCGGCATCGGCATAACCTTTGACGGTCTCCCCCGAACCGATTTTCGCAACCCAGTTTTTCAGGTTGTTGGCCGCCTCATCGGCGCTGCCGGCGCTCTTGATCTGCACTTGCAGCATGGCGCCCAGCTGGGTCACCGCTTCCTGGCCGGTGATGCCGCTGCTGGCCATCTGCGCCAACAGTTCCGGAAACCACTTGGCCATGTCGGCCGCCTCGAAGCTGCCTTGCTGGCCCAGCAGCGCGACCGATGCCAGGGCCTGTTCCATGCTCTTGGGGTCAGTGAGCTTGGCGTTGTTTTGCATCGCCAAAATCATTTTCGCGGTGTCGGTGCCCGACGCGCCCTGCCCGACCGCAAACTTGGCAGCCACCGGGGCATACTTCAGTGCCTGGGCCAACTCCATGCCGCCGCCGACCAACTGGTTCACCAAGTCGGCCACCTGGGTATTGGCCATGCCGGTGTCTTTGGAGGTCTGCACGATGTCGCGGGCGGTGTTCACTTCCTGCTGGGTATTCGCGGTACCGGACTTGATCGCGATGTCGCGAATGATCGCCTGAAAATCCGCGCTGACCTTGGTCGGTACAGCGGCCAGGGTGGTACCGGCCACCGCCGTGCCGAATCCGCTGCGCAGGCTCTCTTGTCCTTCCTGCACCTGTTCTATACCACGGGCCTTGAACTCGGCACTGCGCACCACCTTGCCCAGCGCCAGGTACTCCTGACGCAGGCGCCCGACTTCAATCCCCTGCTTGCGCAGACTGTTGGTGTTAGTCTCCAGTTTGCGCAGCAAGGCATCGGCATTGGCCGCCCCGCTGTCGTGGGCTTTCTTCCATTCATCGCGCAGGCGTATGGTCTCGCCGATAACTTTCTGCAGCCCCTTGGCACGGGTGGTTTGCACCTCGAGCTTTTTCATTTCGCCGCTGACGTTCTTGAAGGCGGCGCCGAGCGAAGAATCGACGGCACCGCCAATCACCAGCCCGAGCGAGAGTTTGTTCGCCATGCTTATCACCTACATGCGACGGCGTGGGCTCAATCCGTGAGCCACCAGACCATCTCGGAAAACGACAGCCCCTGAATCTCGGCCGCCGAAAAATTCAGCTCGACGGCCAGACGTTTGGCCAGGGCTTTTTGCAACTTGGGGTTAAACCCCGTCATCTGCTCCCAGACGAAAATAGGCGGTCTGCAGACGACGGTAATCACGCATCAGCAGCCCCTCCAGATCCGCGCGGCCGATGCTCGCCAGGCTGCAGAACAAGACCATCTCCTGCTCTTCTTCGTTGCTGCCGCCCTGCAGGGTGGCGGCGCGCATCTCGCGCACCGTCGGCTCGCGCAGGGTCAGTTTGTCGACCTTGATGCCGTTGGCCTCGCTCGGTTTGGACAAAATGACGGTGGCGATGCCATCGCCCAGTTGCAGCCACTTGGGCAGGGCGTTGTCTTTTGCGTTACTCATGGTGGTATTCCTTACATGCCCAGGGCAGACCGCACGGCGGCCAGTTGATCGGTGCCATCGATGACGCGGATCGAGTTGAGGGGATCGATTTCAAACATCACGCTGCCGTCGATTTCCAGCTTGTAATAGGTCACGGCGACGGCGTACTTGAACTCGCCTTTTTCACCCGGTTTCCAGTCCCCCGGGTCGACTTCCTTGAGGCTGCCGCGCAGGGTGGCGACCACCGACTTGACCACACCTTTCTGACCCTTGAAGGCACCGCGGAACGAGGCGTTGAACCCGGTCAGGTCGGACTGGCCAAAGAACTTCAGCACCTCGCGGCGCACGCCGTTGGTGAGGAAGCTGGCTTCCAGCTTCTCCATACCCATGTCGAGTTCGACCGCCGCGTCCATGCCGCCGGCACGGTATTCGTCGGTCTTGAGCGTCAGTTTGGGCAGGGTCAGGCTCGGCACATCGCCTTGCAGGCTGATGCCGTCAACGAACAGGTTGGTGTTGTAGAGCACTTCCGGAATCATGAAACAGCCTCCTTAGGCAGCGGTGTCCAGCACTTCAGTGATCCACTGATCGGTCACCTCCACGCGAAAGTTCGGGTTTTCGGCCGGCGGCACATCGGTGAACCGGATGTTCCAGTACACCTTGCCGTCGCTGAGTTCGCTGGAGGTGTTCAGCTCTTCGTCGGCGTAGACCTCGAAGTTGATGATCGCGCCCTGGTTCTTCAGGTCGCGCATGAACGCCTGCAGGCCTTCGGTCACGTCCTTGACGTAGGTCGCGGTGATCGAGCGGTCGACGGCCCACTTGTGCGCGTAGAGGATGGCGTCCATGACGATGTCCAACGTGCGCACGCGGGTGACGAACTTCCATTTCGGGTCGCTGGACAGCGTGCGGTTGCCCCACAGCCGGTAGCCGTCGTCGCGAATAATCGTGGTGATGTTGGCATTGTTCAGCACGTTGGCCCGGCAGGACGCATCGCCGTCGAGAAATTCGATCGGCCGCGTGGTGCCGGTGACGCCGACAAACTCCTTGTTCGACGGCGAGGCCCAGAAACCGTAGGTGGCATCGGTCCAGGCAAACAGGCCGGCGGTCCAGGCCGACGCCGGTGCGTTGACCGTGGCACTGGCCCCGGTGTCCCAGAACTGCACGCCGGGGTCGACCATGTAGGCGTGTTTGCTGCCGAAATTGCCGGCATAGGCGATCGCGGCTTCGTCGGTGGTGTTGGGCCCGTCGATGATGGCCATGGCCCGCATTTTGTCGCCCAAGGCGACCAACTCAGTGGCCACCGCCAGCGTCGCCGAATACCCCGGCGTCACCAACAACCGCGGCTGGGCGTTGAACTTGCTTTTGCCGTTGAGCAACGCCTGCATGCCAGTCCGGCTGCCGTCGGCCCAGACGCCGCCGATGATCGCCGACAGTTGTTCTGCTTCATCCTCAAGCACCGGCACACCGACGGCGACAATCACCGCTTTGGACCGCTTGAAAATGGCCTTGCAGTCCTGGGTAATCGCCGCGTCCGGGCCCCAGGCGGCGACCGCTTCGCTTTCGCGGGTGATCAGCAATAGTTCGTTGGCGGCGGCTGTGGCCGGCGGACCCACGGTGAAGGTGTTGCACAGGCCGATGATCGACGCGGACGGGGTGGCGATGTGGCGTGCCCCGGTATCCACCAAGGTCACGGTGACGCCGTGAAAGAAACTCATAGAGTGATGCTCCAGAAACGAAAATGCCTCGCATAAGCGAGGCCGTGGGGATGTGCGGTGACGTGCAGCATGGAAAAGAAAACGCCCCGGCAATGCGGGGCGTCAGGATGCGGTGCGGGTCTGCCCGTCCGGCTTTAGTGGCCGTTTATCACTGTCTGGAAAGTCTGGCGAAGTGGGCCAGTCCCGCAGTTCATTGCGGTAGGTGCGCCAGGCGGATTCCGTGCTGATCGCGCCCAGGTAAGCATCCTGATGCTTGTCGACCTCTCGGCCCGCCAACCGCAGTTCGCTTTCGATCCACGTCTGTTCTTGCTGGCTTTGAAGCTCGAGGTCCAGAGCAGCATCCAGCACCCAATCGAGACCACCCCAGACATAGGCCGCGCTCGGGCGCGGCAAGGTGGTCAGCTCGGGGGGCAACTCACCCGGCATCGAGTGTTCAACTTCGACGCCATCGGCCGTCTGATACGCCGGCCCACGATAGTCGGGCACCACCACCCACGCGCCATCTGTCCAGACGACCACCTCGCCGTCACCGGCTTCGGGCGGTTCCTCTAACGTGGAGCCCGCCGGCAGACCGCAGCCGGCAGTGACATAGGTTGCGTGTCGGCCGAGGTATTCCGCCGTAGTTTCACTGAAGGTGTAGACGTCGATCCACCCGCTTTCATCAAAAAAACCATCCACCAAAATTGGCATCAATACATCCTGCAAATGTAGTTAAACGCAACGTTTCTAGGCCGAGTTTCAGCACCACCAGCCGCAGCGGTTGCTGATGTTCCGTAGGTGGGGGCAGCAACACCGCCGCCATCCAAGACGTTACTTCCGGCGCCGACGGTCGTTAAAGAGTGAGCGTGCGATTCAAGCATTGCTTCTTGCCAGGAGAGCAACGTTCGACCCGGATCGGTACCGCGCCACGCATCCCAACCGCGAATCCATTCGCCGCGCAAATCTGGCAGGACGCCGGTGGGATACACGGCCAGCAAGGCTGGGTACCACTCGACATTGAATGGCTGACCCGTCATCGCCACGCAGTTTTCGGGAGGCGTTTGGGTTGGCCATGGAAACGGCACGCCGACAGGAACGGCAAAGATGGAAGCAGGATCAAAATTGCTTTCGGTCCAGATCTTCCCGAAGTCGGACGCATCAACCTGTAAACCCACGTCGCTCGAGGCGGGTCGATAACCAATGTAAACCTTGTTCGACTCCTGACCCGCCCCCCCGCCTTGCTGCACGGGGGTGAAGCCCAACGCAGGTTGATACGCAGCGGGGTTAAAGTTGTTACTGTCCCAACCGGTTCCCCACTCACTGAATACGTATCCCTCTGGGGTCTGAACACCGCCACGGGCATAGGTTGTACCGTTGTTGTAGCTGGTGATTTGTTGCCAGAGGGTGTCTTGACTGACCGCCACCAGCATGGGGGAGAATTGACCGCCAGGTGGAACGTTCGGTCCGCTGTTCACCCGGTAAATACCCACGGTGGTGATTGTGTTTAGATCGGTGCCGTCGGGAAGGACAATCCCCCCGTGACCGATACCATAAGCCCCCGTGAGCAATACACGGCCTGGCGTGTCATCTTGGGGGGAGGTTTGTTTAACCAGATTGGTTGAGTCCCAGATGCTTTCCCATTCGCCCCAAACACCGGCAGTCAAAGCCCGACGGTGTAGGGTGTGGTCGGCATTCCCATAAATCTCCTGGAAGGCGTATTGACCGGGTGTGATCGCCGAGACGCGCACCCAACCCTCATAGACTCCGCCTCCCGGCCCACCCGTGCCATTGCTGATGAAATAGAGGGCCGTCTCCGCGTTCAAGCCACCGATGTCCACATCACTGACCGCATAGGCGGGCCCGCCCCAGCCGAACGCTCCGACCTTCATCAGCGCATCAGGCGTTGCATCGTGCAGATCGACCTGCACAGCAGCGGTCGCGGCGGTGCCCAGCCCGAGGTTATTCCGAGCCTCGACCACATCCGCCACATCACCCAGGTTTTCACTCACCGCCAGGGCATCGGTGATGCCGTATCCGGCCAGGGTGGTCGGGTTGGTGCCAGCGATCACACGCCCAAGGGCATCGACGGTGACACTGCGAAACGTACCAATACCGACTCCACTGCCGCCCGCGATCATCTCGAACTGCAAACCGGTGGTGCCCAAGGTGATCGGCGCGTCGGTGATCAACTGCCAAAGGCTGTCGCCGTTGGTGGTGCCCTCTTCCACATGGATAAACAGCCCCGGGGTCACTTCCAGGCTGTTGTCGGCATCGACCGCCCGCGTCCAGCCGTCGGCGCTGACGACATAGAGACCGTTGTCCTGGGTTTCTGTCTGGGCGGTCACCAGCACCCGATCACCAACGACGACAGTCACGTCATCGATGGTCTGCACATTGCTCAGGGCGATGGCGGCGGTCGCCGCCACCCGCGCTGACTGTTTGTGATCGAGCTTGGCCAGCGCATCACTGATCGCCAGGTCGACGTATTCACGCGTAGCCAGCACCACGGCCGGGTCGATCTTCAACACGATGTTCGCCGAGCTGCTGACGATGAAGTTCATCCGCACCACTTGGGTCTTGCCACTGCCCTGGTCCAGCAACGGTTTATAGCTCGGCGCGCAGTTGGCCACCGCTACCAGATCGCCGTCGACATCGTACAGGCCGATCTCGCGAATCCATTCGCCGCCGACTTCAGGCGGAATGATCTGCTCGGTGATGACGGTGTTGGGGTTGGCCGGATCGACGCGGATCTGGTTGATCGGCGCCCGGCGCCATTCGTTGATCAACTGGGTCTGCAGGCGATCGGGAATCGGGTCAGTGCCGTTGGCATCACCCAGGCCCATCTCGGTGAACATCCAGTCCAGGCCCATGGCGATGGCATTGGCGTGCTTGGCTTCACCGACCGCCGTGAGGATGGCAAAAAACTGACTGGTCTTATCAATCATAGGGATAAACGTCCAAAGTATCGGTTTCATCGACGCAAAGCGCCGGGCCAAAAGAGCCGGTCACGTCGATGTCTTGTGGGGCCGGCGGGTACACGTCGATCTCTTCGCCCTCTTGCACGCACACGGCAATGCCCAGCACGCCCTCAGTCTGCAGGCTGAGCGCCAGGTTGGACATGTGCCGACTGACCGGGCGGGCGTCGTCAATCAACCACGCCAGTTCCTCATACAGTTCCTCGGTGATGCCGGCGTCGTTCAGCCCCACCTCGAGGGCGAAGGTACCGGGCACGCCTTCCGGCACGGTGTCGAACCACTCGACCACGTCGATCAGGTAGCCCAAAGGCTCGACCACCCGCCGCAACGACCCGATGGTGCCTTTGCGCGCATGCACGTCGTACGCCGAACGGATTGCCGTGCGCTTGGCCTCCTGCGTCCAGTTGTTGTTCCAGCGGTCCACCGACCAGGCCGACGCCAGATACGGCAACAGGTGTTCCGGGCAGGTGTCGGCGTTGTACAAACTGCGCAGCGGAATCAGCGTGTTTTCGTAGTTGGCCGCTTCCACGGCCAGCTCCAGCGGTGTGCTGTTGAGCGGTAGCTGACTGCTCATGTCAGGCCCCCAGCGTCACGCTGTAGCCGGTGCAGTACGCCGCCTCGGCCTTGCTTGGTCTGATGTCGGTCCAGCCCAGCAGCTCGACCCGGGCGATGCCGGGGACGTGCAACTGCGCATCGACGCCTGAACGCGCCACTTCCAGCCCCAAGCGGCGGCGCGGGTTGATCCACTCGCTCAGGCGTTTCTCACTTTCGGCCAGATAGGCTTCGTTTTCTGGGCCCGGTGCCTGCGGATACAGCACCGCTTCAATGCGGTAATCGATGACCACGGCGCTCTGCACCGTGAGCCGGTCGGCCACGGGCCGCACGTCCTCGTCATTCAGGTGCAGGCGGACCTGTTCGAGCAATTCCGGTGAAGCGGCGCCACTGCCTTCAAGGCTGAGCACGGTGACCACCACCACGGCCGGCGACGGACTTTCCGCTGTGGCATCGGCCACCAACCCGGAAGCGTTGCGCGCATGCAGGATGTAGCTGTTGCGCGGTCCCGCCGTGGTCAGCCCCTCATACGACAGCTGCACCCGCTCACGCAGGGCATCGTCCTCTTCGAGCACCTGCGGCGTCGGTGGCACCGTGCTCGGGTCTCCGGCCTGAATCACCAGGCGTTGCAGGTTGACGTTGGCGGCCAAGTGATCGAGGTCGGCGCGTTCGGCGTGGGCCAACAGCAAGGCCTTGCCCGCGTCGTTGACCCGCGCCCGGTTCTGCAAGGCGCCATACGCGGCCTGCTCGATCAGCTTGAGCACCGGGTCGCTTTCCAGCTCTGCGCTCCAGTTTTCGCCCATGCTCAGGCGGAAGGCTTCCAGCTTCTCCTGGTAAACCTCCTCAAAGTCGAGGTCCTCCAGCACTTGCGGCGGCGGCAGGGCCGCCAGTTCCATGGTCATGCGGACACCTCCAAAGTCACGTCGCTGCCCAGGTACTGCCCGGTCAGTTCAAAGGTGATACGCCCGTCGAGGATGGCCACGGCGCGCACCCGGCCCAGTTTCAGGCGCGGCTCCCAACGTCCGAGCGTGCTTGCCACTTCCGCCTGCACGGCACTTTTCCAGCCGTCATTCACCGGCAAGTCGACAAAGCGCCGCAGCTTGCTGCCGTACTCTGGGCGCATGCGCCGGCTGCCCAGCGGCGTCGACAAAATGTCTTCGATGGACTGGCGCAGGTGATCGAGGCCGGAAATGAGTTGGCCGGTGCGGCGGTCCAGTCCGATCATGGGATCAGCCCTCGACCGCGACAAAATCCTTGCGGCCGTGCAAATACTCGAGCGCGACCGTGTCATCCGAAGCCACCGCGACCTGGCCCTTTTCCACTTTCAAGGTGCGCTCGGCCTCCAGCAGGATCAGCACCCGCGAGGTGTACAGGGTGTCGCGAAAGATGCTCAGCGTGGCCGGAGCGGGTGCATCCGTGGCGGCGGGAGCGGCCTTGGTATTACTCGTCATGCTTTTTCTCCAGACATGAAAAAGCCCGCGCGCGGCGGGCTGAAGGTGAATGTTCACTCAATGCGAGTGGTTGCTGCTGTTCCCCCCGGTGTCCATGATCGTGCCGGCGCCGCTGATGTCGCCGGATACGCTCAGCGCACCGTCGATAGCCACCTCACCCGTCAGGGTGATCTGGCTGGCGATCACCTGGACCTGATCCGGTGTCACTTCGAACGACGCCCCGCCGACACGGATCGTCGCCTGGGTGCCGTTGGGCAGGTCAATGCTGTAGCTGCCGGCTTGCCAGTCGTAAACCAGTGAGCCGCCATCGTCGAAGTACCACGCCTCGACGTGATCGCGGTTGTCCGGTGGTGCCCCGGCGTTGCCATACAGCCCCGGGATAAAGGTGCCCATGGCCGGGTCCCCACTGGGGCTGAACAACACACCCTGCTCCCCCGTGCTCGGCGCCCGCCAATGGCGGGCCTTGCCGGCCGCGAGGCTGTGCCAACGCACCCAGGCACTGACCCAGGTGCCAGCCTTGACCCGCACCCGGCCGGCCAACAGATCGATTCCGACCACCACGCAGGGCAGCAGCATCGCGGCAATCATCCGGTCGTGTTCGGCGCTGGCGTATCCCATGCCAGATCCTCCGGCTGAAAGTAGTGATCTTCATTGCCGGTACCGGTGCAGCCATCGACGTTCAGGTACAGGGAACCGGGCGGCTCGACAGGCCATAACCATTCAACCTCACCGAGGTAAATCTGTTGGGTCCACTCCACCATCCACACGGTGTAGCCATCCAGCTCCGGCTTGGTCCAGTCCTGACGCGACGCCACAAACTGCGCCTGCTCGACGTTGTCCAGCCCCCAGGTTTGTGCTCTCAATAGAATGGCAAGTTGCGCTGCCAACTGCGCACCCAGTTGCTGGTGACGGGCCAACTCGGGCGCCACAATGACCCGCGCTTCAAAGCGAAGGACCAGCACCGTTTCACCGGTACCGATGTCTTGCCCGGGTTCAAACTCCACCGGTTCCAGAAAGACCGCCGGCAGTGCCACCCGGTCCTGAATGTCCGGACAGGTCGCGACAAAGCGCACCGTCGGCAGCGCTTGACGGATGTGCTCCTCGATGGCCGCATACAACGCATCCAGGGAAAAGGCAGGATCAGACACGGGCGTTCCCCTTCAGGTATTTATGCAGCTCAAAGTTCATCTCTTGCCTGAACACGACCAACAGACGTTCGTCGGCCTTGTTGGCCCAGGTGTAAAACGGACCCTCAACGTCTTCGAGTGAGACCTTGGCCTTGGCCAGTGGAAAACGGTTGTCGTGTTCCGCGATCCAGCCCGAGCTCGTGCCACCGCCCGCGGACACGCTGCTGCCGGGATAATCGTCCGAGTTGAAATGTTTGCTGGAGGTGCGGATCCAGATGTCCGCCTTGTTACCATACACACGCTTGTAAAAGGCACCCTGGTAACGCCGACCCGCCACCGAGACACCGGCCTTGCCCTGCCGGGGATTGCCAATCCGGCTGGCCTCCATCGGGTTGGTGCCGAACCAGAGTTTGCCCAACTGCCCCTGGCTTTTAATGGGATAGCTGCGCAGGCGCTGGCGCACTGCCCGCACAGCAATCCGCTCCTGCTTGCTGACATCGCGCGCCATGTGCGTGGCCAGCCAGCCCAACGTCTTGTTGATCGCCCGCCGTTGCGCTGCGGCAGCGGCCTTGGGCATCACCTTGGCCAGCTGATTAAAAGCCTGCAGATCGTCTGCGGAGAACTGCAGAGAAACCGGCACGGCACTCATGCTTTCAATCTCAAGGCCAACGCCACCAGACCATCTCCCGCCGGTTCCAGGTGAATCAGGGTGTACTCGCCACCACCGTCCAGGGCTGGCAAATCGATGAGCACCGTCTGCGTTTTTTCCACGCCCGCGGCGTCGGCCACGCGAATGTGAAAGCACGGCTCGCGCAGACCGGTGTTCAAGCGCCCAACCTTGGGTTGCAACCAAGGCGCCGAGAACATGCCCAGCACGCGACGGCCTTCGATGAAGCCGACATCGGCCAGGGTGTCGAACACCACGCTGTCGATCACCTCGACCAGGTCTCGAAAGGCCATGATCAGAGCGTCAGCAGGATCTGCGCCCGGGGACGCGTGCACAGATGCAACGGGTTGGACTGCGCTTCACCGGCCATGCCCTTGTTGAACGGCAATGGCTCCATCTTGCTGTAATACGGCAGGCCTTGGGTGTTTGCCGTTTCCATGTAGTCCGCCGGAGCAAAGCAGGAGATGTACAGATCCGGCACGCCTTCGGGAATCAACAGTGCTGTATCGTCATGAATAAACGACACGCCAGCGATGCGCCCGCGGTAGCGCTCCCAGACGATGCCGCCCAGCTCGAAGCTGTCCCGCGCATCACCACGCAATTCCGCGGCCTGGATCGTATTGAGGTAGGTTTCCTCAACCGATTTGTGCGTGATCAGCTTGTTCCAGAAGTTCTTGCCACAGAAAGCCCGCGCGCCCGAGCTGGTGACGCTACCCAGTTCATCGTCCTGCATGTCCAGCGCTTCGGCGCACTTGACCCGGATTTTGGTGGCCGAGTCGTTCAGGCCCATGGACAGCCTTTGTTGTTGCACACCAAACGCCTGATAAATGTTCAGCAGGACCGTCGAGCCGTCCGCATCCAGCACCAGGCCGTTCAGCGCGCCCATGCGTTGAAATTCATGGGTGGCGTCGAGTTGGCGCTTGGCTTTGCTCAGGCGCGTGTTGACCACGCCCTGCACGGCCTGCAGTTCGGTCGTCGTACCAAAGGCACGAATGCCCTGAATCTCGTCGGCCTTGATGGTGAAACGCTGCGGCAGGTGCACGGTGTTGAACGGGATCATTTGCCGCTTGCTGGCACCCACGACCAGACCTGAGGTACCGCGCTCACCTGCCGGCACCAGGGCCAGGGTGTTGCCGTCCTTTTCGATCTGCACGGTCAGGGTGCTGATGCCTTCCTCGCGAAACAAGCCCAGGCTGCTGATGCGACCCGGCAGGTACTCCTGCTCGTTGATCGCCGCGGTCAGCGAAGACACGGAAAAAACATCGTCGTTAAAAATGCCAATGTCGGCCATGAAGGGACTCTCCAGAAAAGCAAAACCCCGCACAAGGCGGGGTTGGGATAAAGGGGGGCTGGACTTAGCGGGCAATCACAAATTGAGCCGCCAAGGCGGCTTCCGCGTCAGCGTCGAAACCCGTCAAATGCACCTCGCTGACCTCGGCCAGCCGCACCACGGCACTGGCACGACGCTCTTCGGTCGATTCGCCCAGCGGCCCGTAGAGGATGCAGGCCGCCACTTCGGTACCGTCGGTGGCGGCGGGATCGTAGGGCGCAAACTCATTGGTCGCCGTGACCAGCCCCAGCACCTGGCCGGCATTCAGTGCGGCACCGGCGGCCACCAGAATGGATTCACGAGAGATATTCCCGGCCCCTTCGGAGAGCAGAAACTCGCCAGCGTGTAGCGTTTCGTACTTTACGGTCATGCGCGTGCTCCTTTGGCACTGTTGGATTGCCCCGCATGGGCGGCCTGACGGGCTGCCCAGATCGAAGATGGATTTGGTTGTTTCGCCTGCACCTTCGGTGCTGGGTCATCGTTGAGGGGCACGCTGTTGTCGATTTCAAAACCGTTGCCGCTGCTGACGATCTTGTCGAACAACCGTGCGCGCACCGAGGATTCATCAAGCCCGGCCGCCACAAACTCGGCGCAGAGCTCAGGCAGGCGTGCCGCCACACAAAGATCATTCACCGCCTTGACGCGAGTGAGTGCCGCCTGGACGGTGGCGGCATCCTTGAGCGCGGTGGACTGAATCAGCGGCTCGATCAGGTTACTGATTCCCGCCTGGGTACAACCCTGAGTGATCTGGAGTGCCAACTGGGCGGCATCCACCACAGGCGGAATAGGCGCATCGTCAAGCTTCGGTTCTGGCTCCGGTTCGGCGGGCTCATCCAGCTGCGCCAGCAATTCAGCTGGGGTGTGCTGGTAACGCTGCATCACCCCGCCCTGGCCCAGACAGGCTTTGACCTGAACGCCGTCACCCACTTCATCGGCCAGCCCCAGAGCCACCGCTTCACTGGCGGTCAGCCAGGTTTCCGCGGCCACCATATCGCGCAACTCTGCCTCATCGATGGTGGGTGCCTTGGCCTTATAGGCCGCGATGATCGCCTCCATGGTTTGGTCGAGGACATCGGCCACCTTGCGAAAGCTGTCGGCATCGCCGGCCGCATAGGTCCACGGGTTGTGGATCATCAACATCGCATTGGAGGCGATCACCACCTTGTGGGCACCGCACACGGCAACACTGGCCGCGCTCGCCGCCAAGGCATCGACACGTGCCGTGCACCGTTCGCCCAGCCGCGACAAGGTGTTGTGCATGGCCAATCCGTCGAACAGGTCACCACCGATGCTGTTGAATGCCGCGATCACCGGCGACACGCCGTCATCGACGGCGCGCAGATCCTGCATGAACTGACTGGCGGTAATGCCCCAGGTGCCGATCTCGCCATACACAAAGACTTCGATCACCCGCTCGGCGGCTTCGCCGCTGGCGTGTACGGCGTACCAGCTTTTGTCCTGCACCGGCACCTGCTGGCCGGCCTTGTTGTAAATGCGCGGAGGCGTGTTCTTGCTCATGCTTGCTCCTTGTCGTCGAGCGCCTGAAGCAGTTCGACGAGCGTGCTGTAATTAAGACCTTTGCCCCGAGCCCGCTCGGCATCGGCGGCGTTTTCTTCGTCCACCGTTTCCGCGTCATAGCCAGTACGCAGGACCATTTCGCTACGCGAGGCAAAGCCGGCGTTAACTTCCATCGTGCGTGACTGAACATCCTGAACCGGATGGATATAGGCCCAGCCTTGTGGCACCCAGCGCGTACGCAGGTACTCGCGGCGCCGCTGGGCATAGTCCGGCAACAGCACGGAGCCACTGAGCACCGCCATGTCCATCCACGCGGCCCGTACCGGGCGGCACAACTGGTGCACATACACACCGAATTGCAGCTGCTCCAATCGACGCCGGAACTCGGTGAGCACCACCCGCAACGCGCGGTCATTCACTTCGCGCATGTCGCCGGTGAGGATCTCGTACGGCATCCCGGCGCCGGCCGCCGCGGCCATCAATTGCTGACGCATAAAGTCGGGATAGTTGTTGCCGGCATCCGGCGGCGTGGAAAACTCGACCTCCTCGCCCGGCAACAACTCCTGCATGGTCCCGGGTTCCAACGCGACCATGGGCGTGAAACCATCCGAGGCGAGGTTCAGCGGCGCACCGGTCACCGGATCCACCGGGGTCTGGATGTCATCCGGAGACGGCTTCTTGATGAAGCCGGCGAACAGGTTGGCCACCTCCTGGCGGAACAACACCGCATCGTCGTAGTTGTCCAGGCTGCGCAGGCGCTTGAGCACCGGCGACAATCGCGGCAGACCGCGCAACTGCCCCGGCTCGACCGGTTCAAAAATGTGCAGCACCTGACTGGCCGGGACGCGTACCAGCTGGTTGTAGCCACTGTTCAAGGAGGAGGCATCGCCGGGGTGCGAGCGGTACATCCAGTAGGCGACCCGACGGCTGTCCGGACTGAACTCGATGCCGGCGCGGATGATGTTGCCGTTACGGGCCGTTTCGAACTTGTCGTGCGGCACGAACTCCGGCGCCAGTACCTGGAGTTGCAGCGGCACCACCAACCCCTCATCGAGGCTGCGCGGGCGCAGGCGGACAAAACATTCGCCGGCCGTTTCTACCGTTCGGGCGATCAGGGCCTGCTGCCCATAAAAGTCGGTCAGACCATCGGCGTCGGATTCTTCGACCCAATCGGACCAAAGCTCCTGAAGCAGATGCCGGAGCTCGTCGTCCTGGGTTTTCGGCCGCGGCGTGATGCCGGTACCGATCAGGTTGCTGACCCGTTTGTCGATGATGTTGAAGGCGTACGGGTCGTTACGCACCGCCGCCCGGGAGCGCGAACGCAGGTTGCGCAATGCCGGGATGGCAATGCTGTTGAAACCGGCGTCGGGCGCATCCCAGCTGGCAGAGCGGCGCCCTTCGGCAGCCCCTTCATAACTGGCCTTGATGTTCGACGGAATCAAGAAGCCGCCGCGACCCAGGGTAGGAAATGGATGCGCCATTACAATCCCTTGCCTCCATGGTAAAGCCGCACGATGCGCGACCGCGGACCGGCTGCCGCGATCAGCGAGCTACGAATTTCGTCGCGTGCCCTGAGCAATTCGTCGATGTCGCGGTACTCGACGTTGCGATCGGCGTAGCGCACGATCTTTTCGCCGCGCGCGATTGCCTTCTCGACCGCATCGAGTTGCTGTTGGGTAAAGGCCATGGGGATCGCTCTAAAGTAAAAAGACAACGTGGATAGCAGCTGCGCGTTTTCACTCAGCGTCGTTTTTTGAGGTAGCCGCTGCTGGAACTTCGACGCTGCGGGGGCCGTGCAATTGGCAGCGGTGCTGCTGCCGGCTTGGCCGGTGGTGGTACGGGATCAGCCACTTGCTGCTGGGGTGTCGCGGGGTTGCTGATACGCTCGGCCGACACGGCTTTTTCGCCCGAAGGCGTTGCCTGAAACAGGGCATTTCTCACCCGCTCCCAGTCGTGCTCCTTGTAGCGGTTCAACCCCAGGTAATGCGCCATCGCCAGGCTGTACACCATCAAGTCGAGGGCTTCGTTGCGCTCAGCCTTGCCCTTGACCCACTCGATTTTTTTGTAGCCTTTGACGTAGCGAGTCACCTTGCGCTCGGCGACGCACTGAGCGAAAAAATCATCTGGCAGGTCGTTGGCAAAGTGCAGCGCACCCGGACCGTCCTCCACCGGATAACGGTTATAGATCCAGTCCTTGGCGGTGTCGGTACCGACGAACCAGAGCTCGACGCCCTTGCGTTCAGTCAGGCCTTTCCAGGTGACATCCATCATCGATGGTCGCTGGGCGATCACCGGACGACCCGGCTTGCTCGCGCCCTTGACCGCAAAGATGTTGCGCCAGCGCCGCAGCCGGCAGAACTGGTACACCTCGTCGGTGTGGTTGCCGCCGGAGTCGATGCCGGCCGCCCGGATCGTCAGTTCCGCGCCACACGGATGCGGGTAACGCGCCTTGAGTTTGTCATCGAGCACCGACCAGGTGCGGTCGTCGGAGGGGTCGCCCCAGATCACCTGATAGTCGATGATCCAGCGCTCCATGCCGGCGCCCCACCCGACCACCATAAACTCCAGCCGGTTGGCTTGTACGTCGACCGAGGCCGTGAGCATCAACACGGCGGACGGCATGGAACCCAGCCCATAAGTTTCCAAACGGGCCCGCGCCATCAGGACATCGGCTTTGGTTTGCTCCTGGGCACTGTCCCAGACCTTGGCCAGACGGGTGTTGTAGAACACCTGCATGGGTTCCAAGTCACCGCGCGACATGGCCAGTTTGGCCTTCTCGAACTGCTTGGCCAATGCGGCCCAACCGGTCCAGCCCGGTGGCGAATACAGGGCATTGAGGTTGAAACCCACGGTTTCGCCGTCGCCCTGGGCATGGGCACGCCACTCGCCCTTGGCCAACATCTCGCCCTTGTGGTGTTCCTCGATCAGCACGTCACAGTCAGGCCCGGCACACTCGTAGTGCACCCGCTGATAATCCGTCGAGTAAAGCAGGCGCTCCCATTCCAGGACTTGCATGTGCCCGCAATTCGGACATGGCACGTAGTAAAAGCGCTGGTCGCTGGTCTCGAACAGATCGGCAATGCGCGAAGCGCCCCGGATCGTTGGCGAGCTGGAAAAGTAGAACTTGGCGTTACGGCCAAAGGTGCTGCCCCGGGTTTCAGCCAGCTCAATCGGGTCGCCCTCCTCGCCAACGTCCACCACCCAGCGATCGACTTCATCGCCATAGATGTATCGGGCCGATAACTCCGACAGGTTCGCTGCCGAACCGGCGGTGGTGACATACAGCGAACCACCTTCGAACTCTTTGGTGTCCATGGTGTTGCGCGCATCGCGCGAACGGGTGGCTGCCACTCGCTCGCGTAATTCCGGCGTCGCCTTGATGGTCTTGCCGATGCGCGACGACACCCGCTTGGCCAGACCGAGGCTGGGCAGCAAGGTCAAGATGTTCGACGGCGCCATATGGATCAGGCCGCCGATCCAGTTCAAGGCAATCTGGGTCTTCATCAACTGCGAGGCGACCATGGTCACCACACGTTTGCACGGGTGAGCCGGTGACAGGCAACGCATCGGTTCGCGGGCATACGGGGTACGTGCCGTGCGGTACTGGCCGGGTTCGGCGGCGCCGGCATCGCGTGGGATACGCATGTACTCGTCGGCCCACTGATCGATCCAGAGATCCGGGTCCGGTTGAAGCCCACGGAAATGCGCCTCGCGGTACACCACCGCACCGTTCGGGATCTCTGAGGGCATAGGTTTAGCTCGGGGTGATGGCGTGCTCTAGATCCGCCATAGACACTCGTTCCGCGTCTTCCAGTGCTTGCCGAATGGCCGCCGTCAGGAGCCTCTCGATTTGCCAGGGGTCGGTCATTCCTGCCATTTCCGGGGCCAGGCGCGGCGGTAATCCCAGCAACTGATCCCGCACCAGGCGGCCAGCACTGTAGGCCGCATTTTCGACCGCCTTTCGCTCGACGAGTGCACCCTGCTGGGTATGAAAGTTGGTCTGCTCTTGCAAAGCCAAATAGTGTTCCCGCATCGCGCGGGCCTTCTGAAAATCCGGGGCCAGTTCGACCTGTAGCGCCGCACTCTCTTCGCCTGCGTTGGGGGCGTCGCGCTGAAGTCGCAGCTGCTGGTGTCGAGCAACGACGCCGGCTTTACTCGGATCGCTCGTCATCGCCAGGAGCTGATCGCTGGCGTCCACGTCAATCAACCCGGTGTCGTTCAAAACCAGCCGTTCATTTTGGACCAATTTACTGATGTGCTGCCTCGACCAGCCCTTCAGTTCGCCGTATTCCTTGCGAGTTAACAAAGTCATACACCCTCACCTGTTTAATTCCAGTCAGCGCGTCAACCCTGTCAACTTAGTTGACAGGCTTTCCGAGCGTTTATCCGGGAGCTTTATTGGGACGGTCTGAACAGAGCCGATCAGGCGCCGCGACCAGGCGTAGCGGGCCTGTGATGAAAAATGATGGGGGGGATAACCCCAAATGTTGACTGCTCGAAATCAAGCATTCGTTGTCAACCTGTCAACCTGTGTCAACTAACTTTCAAACCCTGCCGCTAGCGCTTTTGCGCGAGTCTTATGCCCCGTGTTCCTTGGAAGTTTCCAGGGTCCCCGGCCACTGCCAAATGGCGTCGCTTCACAGCCGCGCCAGCAAAGCGACCGCAGTTCCAATGCCCAGCAGGAGCCCAAGCGCCAGTCCGGCTGCAAAGGGCCAGACAGCTGAACTGAGTTTGAGGTTTGCAGCTTCAGCGGGAGCGAACAACTCTGCTGGCTGACCCGGCATCAGACCATCGCTCAGGGTGTGTTCTCGCACCAGATCAGAACGAACCAAAAAGCCACGGTCAGAACTACGGCCGACCATTTGCTCGTCTTTGTGCAAGACCAACTCCCCCCCGTAATACACAAAGCTGTCAGCTTCAATGCAAACTGGGGCATAACGATCAGGAAGGTATACAGCGAACGTGGATTTGCTCATTGACTCACCTCATTGAGACAAAAAAGGCCCACCGTATAGGTGAGCCCAGAGAATATTGGCAAAGGCAGCGGCTGAGGTTTGGCACCTCATTGGCTGGAGTTTTGGCGTATTGAACCCGCGTCCCCTGTCTACCGGCATGCATAAATTGCCCGTCCTAGACGCATAAACTGGATATAAAAATCGAATCCCCCGTGATACCAAGACCTATTAGAAGGTTTCGCCCAGATACCTTCACGACGAGGGCAAGGAAATGCTAGTAGACATCTACCGTGATCAATCGCATGAAAAATATCTGATCGTTAAACACGATAAAGACATTACGAAGATCACGGCCGCAGATGCTGAGTTTCTGAATGATCTGAATCATTGGCGTCGCATTGATACCGACGTCGAAAACTTACCTACAGGCCTCCACACATACGAGGTGCTCATAGCAATGGAAGCTCGTGGTTATTACGCAGCCAGACGCAATGTGACCGTTCACGAAATAGAGATTTCTGACTAACTCGCAACATGCATTTCCCGAAGGAAAGATCGGGAGATGCCACAACCAAATCTTATGCAGATATCGCAGCAATCTGGCGGGCAATCTCGTCATGAATCAGTTTGGCTGACCAGGTATGCGCGATAACGTCGGTGCCGGCTTCCAGCATCGCGGCATCACCTTCGACGGGAATGGCAGGCAGATCAGTCAGATCGTTGTAGCTACCGGAGAAGTCCGAAGTTCCACTGCCTGTAGCTGCACGGGCAGCGGCAGCATCGACACTCACCAGCACGGCCTTACCGACATCCGAGGCGTCCGTAATGCTGTCCGAGGTGATATCGCCTGGAGTACCACCGACATTGCTCGATCCCTTCACCACAGCCTGAAGCACTTGAAAGCCTTCAGTGATGGAGACAGGACTTCCGTAAGGCTGCCAGCCATCGGCAATGGCTTGTGTCAGCTTGGCCGTCAACTCATCGGGAGTATTGGCGACGACGGTTTCGTATTGGGTGTAAGCCATTCTCTAAGTCTCACGATCGAATGATTGAGCGGCAAGCGGCTGGCATGCACGCGATTCACCACAATGGATAAAGCCCGTGGTGGCATAGGCCAGCAGGAGCACAAGAGGCAGCATCCAGGAGCGGCGCTTCATGGCGCCGAATCCGATTTAGGAAATTTGAAGTCGGCGAACCGATCAGCCAGATCGGCAATCTTCTTCACGCCAAGAAAACCGATGAACACCCCGGCCGCCGTGGCGAAGTTCTGCGGTAAACCGAAGTACTCCAGCAGCGGAATCAAACCAATGGTTATCAGGGTGCAGAGCGACGCCTCAAGCAAAGCCTGACGCCGAGTACCGCCGCCGTAGATGATGCGCAACGCACCGACGATGGCCGACAACGCACCGGCATAGATCGTTGGGGAATGCTGACTCAGCCAAGCGAGCACAAGTAGCCAAGTATCTGGTTTATCGGGCATGTTCCGCATCTCGGTTTCCTCCCTCGCGGGGAGCGGTATAGGTCCGGCTCCCGCAGCACTCCCAGCTCGGAGCGATGGGTGTGGCGGAGCCGAAAACGAAAAAGCCCCGCACGTTGGCGAGGCTCTGAATAGGTGCGCAGTTAACATGCGCAATGTATAAATCCAGTTTTCAACTTTATCGAAAGAGCCAAACAGCAATGCATGGACGACTTTTATCAGCAGTTATGCTGACCGTTCTTACCAATCTTTCGGGCGCGAGCGAAGATTTCCCCCCAGACAAAACTGGCTTCATGTGGGGGTTGATTTATGGAATGGCCAAAGTAGAGTGCGGCACTCTCCCTGACGACCTTGAAGCAGACTATTCAAAGTCTATCCGATTGCTTTCAGAGGCCAGTTCTACATTTGCCCCAACCTACCAAGAAGGCTTAATCAGCGGACAACGGAAACCCGATCCGAAAGTACGGCCACCGGTTTCAGCGGAAACACTGGAAGCTAGGTGCAATCAAGATCAGCACAACCTAAGGATGGCAGTGATGGTAGCCAGGGGCTGGTTTAGAGACGTTTGGTGAAATGGCTTGTCGCCCCTCATTGCGCCGCCTGTAGCTTTTCACTGCATCGTTGATCCTGCTTTGCGCCACCCTGCAAGCAATAATGGTGCAAGGTGCGTAGCCCGCCATCTTCACTCTTGAATAGGGGGATCAGCTCGTAGCTCCTGCATCGTGAGCAAACCCAACTTTCTGGGATTGCCACACATCCAGCAGGAACAGACCTTCCCATGGTTGGCAAAAAGCCCGGCGTTTTTCTCGCTGGTTGACCAGCATTCAAAAGCACGCTGCTTTGCATAAAAGCGAGACTTAATGCGCCGTGTATCGTGTCGGCGTTGTGCTCTGGACATAACTTTCTCCGTAGCCAAAGCCGACAAAGCCCCGGCAGATTTCTCTGGCGGGGCTTCTAAAATTTCGGTCAAGTTCGCCAAAGGCGAAACTCTAAATGTGGTGAAACAATACCTTCAGCCGAACATTTGGTCAATACGTATTTGGCGCACCCAGGCTTAACATTCACGCCGCCTCTTTCATCACGGTGATGCATCGAGAAACCGGCACCAACGCCTGCTTGTCCAAATCGTTGCACGCATCGAAACACTGTGCGACGAACCCCTCCCATTCCCGACCCCAGTTCTCAGACGGAAGCTTCACGCCGTGCTCAGCGAAAATCCAACCACGGAAAGCCTCCGAGGTTGGCAGCGGGTCGATGCCTTCGCTCTGTCCACCCTGGTGTATGCGGCGGTACCGGAACAACACCGTCGAAGCGACGTAGCGCGCCTTGATGAACTTCTTCGTCATCATCTTCGGCCCCATGACGTACGCAGCCATAAATAGGGCCTCTTCAGCCTCTTCCTTGTCATCGTCCGTGGCGAGAGGGCTGTACATATGGTTGCCGAAAGCCTTGAGGCCGGCCGGCAATGTGCAGATCGCGTGCTGGATGTGAGCCGACAGCGCCTGGTGCATAGCGTGCCGGCTATTCACGGACTTCTCGGTTTTCTGCACCGAGCAACCCAGCAGGCCGATCTGCTCTACGTGTGCGCCTTGACTATCCCATGGGGTGTACAAGGCATCGTGCCACGCCAAGCGTGCGCTATTCAGTTTCATCATTACGCGATCCCCCAATCAAAACGACAGCAATCAGTCGCCGGTGAAATTCGATCCGCCGGCACCGCGACGGTTGTTCTGTTGGTAGTACTCGGCCGGGCCAGGTATCGACACCCCCTGCTGGAGCACTTCAATTTCGTGCTGAGCCTGCTGCAATTTGAAGCTCAATTGGGTCACCAACTCGTCCGAAGAAAGCACCAACCTGCTACCCCGAATAACCCAACCTGAACCGTTGCAAGCAGTACAAATCAATTCATAAAACAGCCCCTTCACTACCGCTTTGCCCTTACAGGTCGGGCAAGGCTCTAGCTCGATCCGCTGTCTCTTAAAGCCAAGCCCCTGCCCTTTCTGCATGTTTTAAATCCTCTCCTATGGTTGTTTCTTGAAAGGCATCGCAGGCCTTGTTCTGTAAGGCCTCCAGAGCTTTACCGGAATCTCCGGATCTAACACCGGTCAACATATGAATCTGGTCAAATCCCTTCGTATCTAGATGCGCATGCCACTGCTCTAGGGCATCGCGCTTGCGGCCCATCACATCTGATTGGATGTACACCTTCACGTTGTGGCCCATCGCGTGGTTGATCAGCAACTCACCGATCAGGTGGTCAACGCCGAGGTCTGCCCAACCGGTACGGGCCAACTTGCGCAGGTCGTGACTGGTCCACTCACCCTGCCCCAACCGGGTGAACACCGCACTGGCCTGCCCTTCACTGAGTGTTTTGCCATTGCGCGCTGGGAACAGAAACTGACCGTCGTACCCTTTGATCAGTTGACTTTCGCGGTAGCGGATCAGAATCCCGCGCATCTGGTCCGTCAGCGGCAGATGATGCTCGACGCCAGTCTTGGTGTTCTCGGCAGGGATGAACCACTCGCGCTCAGCCAAACTGATATGTGACCAGCGTGTCTGCCGGGTCTCGCCAATGCGCGTGCCGTGACAAAGCATCATCAGCGCCAACATGGCGTCGGCCGGAGCGGTCAACAGGACGTGGCACAATTGCTCCAGCAGCTGCTGCAACTGAACGCCCCTCAACCGGGACGGCTTAGCTCCGACCTTAGCCTTGCTGAAGTCGCTGAACTTGATCCCGGCCATTGGGTTACTGCTGATAAAACCGAGCTTGAACGCTTGGCGCATCGCCTGGACCAGAAGCTTGAACACCAACTGTACATATCCAGTGGAGTAGCTTTCCTGCAACGGCCAGACCAGCTCGCCGTCGAGTGTGACTTTGTTGAGGTCGCTGAGAGGTAGATCTCCCAGACGCGGCAGCAAATGACGCTTGATGGCCGAGGCAGAGGTACTCTTCCGTTTGCTGGACAGGCTGCGATCACGGGCCATACGTTCGGCATACCATTCCAACAACTCGCCGGTGGTGACCCACTTGGACAGCGTCGAACCTTCATTGGCAGCCACCCGCAGACGCAGCGCCGGCAGTGCCGTGACCACTTGTTTGGTGCTCAAATCAGGGAAGCCGCCGATACGGTGCCAGGTGCGCTTGTTAAGTAGGTACCAGGAACCGCGGGAGCGATTTTTCGCAAAGCGAAAGTGCAATGCTGGGTGACTGGCATCGCGCAGATCGCGGACGTGCAATTTCTTGGCGTTGCGCTCGATCTCGGCGTCCGACAGCTTCACCGTAAGGGTTTTGATCAGGGCCGTCATTGTCGGGCACCGGTAGGATTTTCCAAGTCAACGACTTGAAAAGTGGAAGGCCACATCCAGGCGCCGTAGCGTTTGGCCATTGCCTGGTCAACGAACAGCGCCAATGCGTGATCGGGAGTGCTGCCCAGGTCCATCTTGAACGAGCAACAGAACACGGCAAACCGATAGTTTGCCGGATCTGGTATAGCCAAGCGGCGATCGAGCATCTCCAGCCTGATCCCCATGCGCTTGCCCATTAGCCCCCCTTCAGCAGAGATTGCAGCAGCTTGAATTTGTCGAGTGCTTCAGCGTTGACCTCGCGCTCGGCCTCAACCGAAAGCGCCACTTCCTCAATACGCGCGGCGAGCTTTTTCAAGCGCTGGCCGAACTCCTCTGCGAAGCTGATTACCTCGCCAGAGAGCACCGCCAATGTATCCAGAGCGCTACCCTCAGGTTTCACGGTGGTAGCCACGGCCGGCTTGGTATCTTTCGACATGATCTGTTCTCTTGAGGGCGTTATGGTGATGGCGGTGCGTTGGAAGTGGCCGTTAACGGGTTCGCGAATCAGACCTGCGTCCTTCAACTCGCCCAAGCCGCGACGGACCGCCGGGAACTGGGCACCCGTGGTTTCGGCAACCATCAACGTATTGAAAATATCGTGGGCACTCCAACGCTCCTGGATTGGCACGACTTGGAACACTTTGCGGGCGAGCGACGATTGCCCAGCGAGCATGTTTTGTTGCTTGGCGGCGTTCATCAGAAGCCCTCCTTACCGCGTTGAGATTCCCACTCGAATGCCACACCAATGCAGCCGTTTTCTCGGATGCGGTCGACACAGCGTGCCCCAAGGGCGTCGTTCAGTTCGGTGGGAGACAGGTTGCTGACGATGATCGTCGGACGGCATTGCTCGTAACGACCGTTGATGATGCTGAATAGGGTGGCCATCTCGAACTCGCTCTGCTTGGTCGTGCCGACTTCATCGAGCACCAGCAGGTCCGCGCCAATCACCTCACGCAAGATGTGCGCCTCGGACTCGCCTGAGCGCTCATTGAACGTCGCTCGGATCTCGCTGATGAGCGTGCCCACCGTGCGGTAAACCGCCTTGACCATGCATTCGTTGATCAGGTGATTGGCCGCGGCAATGGCCAGGTGGGTTTTGCCCGTGCCGACCTTCCCCAACAGCAGCATGCAGCGACCTTCACGGCGATGCTTTGAAAAGTTGTCGACGTAGTCGGTGCACGCATCGAGGGCAATCTGCTGGGCCGGATTCGACACGACGAAATCGGCAAAGGTCTTTTGTGCGAAACGCTTCGGAATCCGGGCGGTTGATTGCTGAACTATCCGAAACTGACTGCGCTTGCGCTCGAGCTCTTGCATGTCACGTTTGTTGCTGGCGCAGAGGGGGCAGCCAGACAGACCGCCGGCCTTGAGGATGACCGCCTCATACTCGCCATGATCCAAGCAGTTCGCTGGTTGACGGCCGATGACGCCGAATTTGCGGTCCATGTAAGCGCCGAAGTTAGAGACGGAAAGTGCCATTGGCGTTCTCCTTGGTGCCGGCCTTGTAATCGCGAGTGTCGAAGCCGGAGTGGCGATTGGCTGGAAGTGGATGTGCGGGGTGGGCCGTTTTGTCGGGGAAGATCCCCGTCCATCCGTTGCTGATCGAAAGGGCCAGCACCGAATCGGGGGCCGGATGGTTCGCCAAGGCCTTGGCTTGTTGTTCGCAGCTCTTGGCGGTGAGGGGTTTGTGGATTTCCTTGCGGTGCTGACACCAGTCAGCCCAAACCTCGACGCTGACGTTTTCCGGCTTGGCGGTCAGCGGGTCGAACTTTGGCGATTTGCCTGGCGCGTTAGCGCCCTGCTTCTCCTGATGACTGGTTACCTGATTGGTACCCTGATTACTGGTACCCTGATTTGTCGGAAATTTTTCCGATCCTCCTCGGATTTTTTTCCGACCCTGTTCGGATATTTTTCCGACCTTGCTCGGAGATTTTTCCGAGGTAGATCGGATTTTTTTCCGACCCTCAACCACATCAGAGGTCGGATATTTTTCCGACCCGTCCAGTTTGCGATTCCACTCTTTGGCCTTCTCGGTCAAACGAAACAAACTGATGTTTGCCGTGTGGGAGAGTTCGATCAGCCCAGCAGTCTCGAGCCCCTTGAGAAGTCGATACGCGGTATCTGGCTTGTCGGTGAGCAGGGGCAATTCCTCCACGATCTTTGCTTTGCTCAAGGCAAAGAAAATTCCGTTATCGGTCTTGATGGGTTTGGCCCAGCTAGGACACTCGTAGACAAACGAAAACAGCAGCGCCTGCTGGGAGTTCAACCCCCACTCCAGCGCTTTCACTTGGTTGATAGCGATCGTGAATTGCATATCAACGCTTCCCGCTTGACTGTCGGGTTGGGCGCTTCGATTTGTGCAACTCGATCAGTGCGGTCACCTCTTCGTGCCGGGCAGCCAAGTGCTTTGCGTGCAAGGCCAGAATCTCTGTGGCTTCCGCTGCAGTGATTTCACCGTCCTCCAACGCCAGGGCAAGAAACTGGTCAACCCGGCCGCGTTTCACGGAAGTACGCAAAGAGCGCTGGTGCATGTCTACGTTGTCCAGATCACCAACGTCAGGCAGGCGAACAAATACGCCCCCGTACATCGCGCAGATGTAGTCCGGTAGGAATGTGGTTTTGGCTTCAGTCTCAAGCGTGCAGACCTCATCGTCGGTGAGGGGCTTGACGCCTGCCGATTCGTAAATCCGGTTTTTGAAGCGCTTGAGATTCTCTTCGCCAAGAAAGTCAGAGGCGTATGCAAGCCCGCCAGGGAATGCATTGGCAGAGGCAATGACTGCTTTGCGACGGGTGTCTAGCACAGGCGATTTCATCGTCTAGTTTTCTCTCGGCGCCGCTGCGCTCAAAGTAGGCTCATAAGATGGGCGGCACCCGCGACGCGACCTTTTCGCGCTTTGAACCGGGAACGGCCTAAGCTCCTCAGCGGTAAAAGAACCATCTGCGTGTTCCGTAACTAAAACGTTCCTCCCTGCCTGCAGCGCTTTATTTATTGAACTTTGGGTCATGCCTAAAAAAATTCCGGCCTTGGTCTGCCCCTTCTCGGTAGCAAACTGGCTGAGGGTGAATTGACGCACTGTCCGGTCTCCGGTGGTGTATCTGAAGCAACAATATCTCCCATGGAGCTATTTTAATCAACTCCAAAGGAGATGGATAAGTATCTCCACCGGGAATACTCTTCGAAAATGAAAAACGACAGACGACCATTACTTGAGTGGGAAAAGACGGAGTGCGCCGCATTAAAAGCGGAGCTAGCTTCCTATAACGCGCGCGCGCCTAAAGGCGAGAAGCTGACTCAGGAAGAGATCGCACTCTCCGTAGGCATGAGCCAAGGCACGCTTAGCAGTCACTTGAACGGTAACCGTGCCCTCAATAAGGAAATGGCAGCTGAGATAGCTAAAATGCTCGGCATTCCCGTAGAGAGATTCAGCCCACGGATCGCAAGAGAAATCTCCGATTTGGCGATTGCAGCCAATGCTGTGCCACCAGTCGAATCATTGCAGTCAAACGTCGAGCCAGGCCCGCCGATCACCAGCGCTCCTCGTCGAATCGATATTGTTGGAACGGCGCAACTCGGTCACGAAGGCTACTGGACAAGCCTTGATCAGGCTGCTGGCTGGGTTGAGACCTATTCCAGGGATGAGGACGCCTATGCACTTCGGCTTAAGGGTGACTCAATGGCTCCGGCAATTCGTAGTGGCTGGATCGCAGTCTGCGAGCCCAATCATCGCCTGGTACCAGGTGAGTATGTAATGATCACTACGACTGATGGCCAAAGCATGGTCAAAGAACTTCTCTTTGAGACCGATGAAGAGGTCAGCCTCATGTCGATAAATACGGCATACGGTGAACGTCTTACGATCGCTCGGCCTGATATCGAGAATATTCATTACGTAGGAGCGATCCTTGCCCCCAGTAAAGTCCTGGGCAGGATCTAAATCTGATCCGATCAATTTGACGCCCCCCTTCCCCCCTAAGCCCGCAAATGTGGGCTTTTTATTAAATGATTGTTTTTAATCATTAATATTTAGCGTTAGCAAGGCAAACCGATCACTGTTTATCCATACACGAATGGAGCAGTGCTATGCCAAGACCACAAAACAAACCGACGTTGCCGGACTCATTTGAGCTTCTCTGTCTCCGCATCCACAAAATCATCCGCACCCCATCCGCCCAGAAACGAAAGACAGCTGTCATTCGTAAAAACGCAGATGAATGCCCACAAGATTGGAAGCGGCTCCTTGAGGACATAGCCGATACCGAAGACGTGACGTTGAGCCCAGAAGAAGGAGACGCCGTTCGAGTCTCCTGGAGGCTGCTAGCCAATATCTGATCACCATAAAAACTCGCGGAATGCGGGTTTTTTTATAGCCATCGGAATAATTATCTCCAACGGAGTTGACTTAATTAGCTCCTAGGGAGATATTTGAGTCGTCGCCACGAAACAAACCGCGACGCGGGTCTCCCGCCGCTCTTTAACAGTCAGCACAACAAACAACAGAACGCATTGCCTCTACCGGCGACCGGCGAGCAGACAGACCCGAAAGCGTGCCCACGACAGGAACAATCTGTGCGACTGCTCGATGGTGAAACGCCGAAACAGTGTGAATGACCCGGCAAGCAATGCGCGCCGCCCCTCCGACGGCAATAGAACGGACAGCATCACTGCTGCACCTTGGCGATAGGGTGCATCGGGATGTAACCCACACACACAAGGAAATGGACAATGCTGATTTTGACTCGCAAAGAAGGCGAAAGCATCAACATAGGCAACAACATCACGATCACAGTGCTGGGTGTTAGCGGCAAACAGGTACGTATCGGAACTAGCGCACCAAAGGATGTCCAGGTACATCGAGAAGAAATCACGCAGCGCATTCAGGCGGGTTCGTCGAAGCCCGCGATGGCGGCACCTGCGATCACTTAAGCAGGTCTTTGCGCGGCAAATAATGGCCCGGTTCCGATCGGGCTTTTTTACGCCTGCCTGTTATCAATCAGCACCCTCCCCTGACCAATTGCCAGCAGCAAGTGGTCGGAGTGCTGATGAATTCACCTAACCGACTCCGAGGGATAACCATGCATCCATCATTTCAAGAGCGCGCCGAAGAAGTCGGTGAATTGCTGCAACGAACAAAGGCCGCCCGCTCCGGGTTCTACAGTCGTATTGATCGACGAGCCCCAGCCAAACCGGTGCGCTACCAAATCGCTGGCGGAAGCTTCGGCATGTATCAGATTAAAGACCTCACCACCGGTAAGACTCATGCTTTCCGTAACGATTACAAGGCCGCTCACGACCTTGCCATGCAGTTTGAAGCCAAGGCCAATCGCCAGATTACGGTGGCGCTATGAAAAAGCGAAAGTCCAACAACATGCACAGGCGGATAGAGCGGACGAGCCGAGCACTGCTTAACGCCAATCACGTCGCGGTGGTCCACATCGACCCCAGCGGGCGTCAAGGGATGATCAACAGGAAGACCTGCAAGAGCATCCCGCCAGGACAGCGCATGGCCGAAGCAGTCTGCGACATTGCTCACCGCTGGACGATCTATGTCAGCGTCCAGTGTCGTGACCAGCGCGGCCACCGATACACCAAATCGATAGAAGTCGCACCTCAAGGCAACTATCTGGCTGCGCACCTCGAAGACGTGATCGAGGACACCTACAAAGCCCTGTCCGCCGAGAGCAATCCGAATCATCGAGTCGCGTCGGGCTGGATCGCCATTCCCGCCGAAATATCGCTGACTGAAGAACAGGCTGCACGAATGTTCGACGCCGTGGGTGTCTGGAATCAGCAGAGCGCAGCATGAGAAGCATCAGCAACCAGGTACGCCAGCGCCGACGACAGACATGGCTTGATCTACCGGCCCACAGAATTGAGGAGGCTGACCATGGCAGTAGATCAGAAAACCCGCTCAGCGAAGACTGCGGCGAAGAGAAAGAGCCCACCCCGCCGGTTGCCCGAGGGAAGGGAGCAGCATGCGAACGTCGCTCCCCCCAGCGGGGTGAACTACTAGACATTAACTCACGCACCAAAATATTGCATCCCAGCCTCAAACTCTCGCCGGTGCGGAGCCACGGCATTGAAGTGAAGGTCCACCCCGCCAGTCGCTTCAGGGGAGAGTGCGTGTAACGCAACTGGCGAGGTGAACCAATAAACCGTAGCTCACCCGTTCAGCTCGCCTGACGCCTCTCATCTGATTTCACAATCCACCTACCAGCCTGCCGGTAAACGTCGGGCGAGGAATCCTTATGACCAAAGAAAACCTGTACGACGAACAAATCAGCCCGCTGGTCCAAAAGATCATCGCGATCTGCCAAGAGCATGAGATCGCTCTACTGCTTTCCGCTCAGCTTGAGGACGAGGATAAGCGAGAGCTGTTCTGCACCACCATCCTCCCTGGCACTGATGAGGTGTCGTGCGAGAAGTTTGTCCAAGCGTTGAACATCATCCGGCCGCCAAGTGGACCTGTCATGTATCTCACCACCACTCATACCAATAGTAGCCAAACGCTAACCGCCATCATCTGACCCACCCCCACCCACTGCCACCACACACGGCATGGAGCAGCCCATGAACATCCAGTTTCTTTCCCACGAGGAGGTTTGCGAGCTCACGGGCGCGCGGACCAAGGCAGGACAAATCCTCAACCTGAAGAAAAACGGCGTCAGGCACACCATCAAGGTGAATGGCTGGCCAAGCGTCACCGCCATAGCCGTAACAGCGGTCGGAATATTTGAAGCGGAAAAACCAGAATGGAAACCACGCAAGGCTAGCTGACATGGGACGACGACCAAGTAAACCAGGCTCAATTGCCCGTCTGCGAGAGCGGAAAAAAGCCAGCGGCCGGATTTTCTATTACTACGAGATAGGCGGAAAGGACCGGAAAGAGATCGCACTGGGTAGCGATTACGGCCTTGCGATCATGGAATACGCCAAACTTGAGCGTGAACGCACAGCGACTGCCTTAGTCGCCAAAGTGATCACGTTCAGGTATGTGGCCGAAAAATACATGATCGACGTTGTGCCAACGAAAAAGCCGGCCACACAGAAGGACAATATCAGGGAGCTTAAGAACTTGATGTCGTTTTTCGATGATCCGCCAGCCCCCCTCGAAACAATCCAGCCACTGCACGTCCGCCAGTACCTGACATGGCGCAAGGCCGCACCGGTTCGCGCTAACCGCGAAAAGGCCCTGCTCAGCGCGATCTGGAACTTCGCCAGGGACGTTGGATATACGGCTCTGGCCAACCCATGTGCCGGGATTAAGGGCAACAAGGAAACAGGTAGAGACATCTACATCGAGGACGCGCTGTACAAACGAGTGTATGAGAAGGCAGATAGCGGCCTTCAGGATGCAATGGATCTTGCCTACCTCACCGGTCAGCGGGTCACAGACACACGCTTAATGGACGAACGAGATGTTCGCGATGGGCAAATCTGGGTGCTGCAGGGGAAAACAAACGCCAAACGGCGGATTGAGATCACAGGAGAACTTAAGGTTTTGATTGATCGAATCATGTCCCGAAAGTCAGAACATAAGGTCCGCTCAACGCGGCTGATCGTTACAGAGGATGGCACACCAATGTCGGTGGCAATGCTGCGAGGGAGATTTGACTTGGCCAGGGAAGCGGCTGGTGTTGCGAAGTCCGAGTTTCAAATGCGTGATTTACGCGCCAAAGCCGGTACGGACAAGGCGGAATCAAGCGGCGACATCTTGCAGGCCAGAGATCAACTTGGGCATACGACCGTAGTTATGACCGAGCAGTACATCCGCAACCGAATTGGCAAAAAAGTCTCGCCAACTAAGTGA